GCATACAGGCGGTTGAAACCGGTCTGAATGTTGGAAGACGATGCGGACACGCCGAGGTCGGTTGAAAAGTCAAACGTCTGATTGCGCCAAAAAGACCATGTGCTGCGATCAATACCACCGACCACACCAGTAGAGGGCGATGCGACTACCATAGCTTGCAGACCGGTGATCTGCTTGCCGTTGTTGGCTGTGCCGTCCGAATAGATACCGGTCGAGATCAAGTTCTCAATCGATGCCTCGGCAACGTCTAAACGTGCGTCAAACAAATCGATGATCTGTTCTTCGCCACTGTTTTGGAGCATTTCCAAGCCATTGATGGTGACCGCAACAGCGGCCTGCTTGATGGGGAACTGAGCCGCGCTGATAACGTCCGCAGGGCTGATGTCCAAGACTTCAGCGCCTGAGTAGTACATTGCGGTACTGTTTGCTTGGAACGACAATTCTTGCAGAATGGTCGAACCGCCGGTGAACGGCTTGTACCGTCCTTTTTCACGCAAACGGGTCAGCAAAGCATTGTTTTTGGTCACGTTATCGGCGACTGTGCCGGAACGCGATTCAATGGTCGTTGCCAAAACGTCTGAGTAGTTTGCATTTGCGTATGCCATGACTAACTCCTATTTAACCGAAAGACCGTAGCGCATTGGCTATCACGGCCCGCCGGTCGGTTTGATTGATGACGGGGTTTGCGCTGCCACCAGGTGCGCCGCGCACACTTACCGCCGCTGTTCTTGCTCTCTGCACTTGGGCTTGCGCTTGCGTTGCTTGCTGCTGTTGAGCATACAAACTTTGCGCTAATTGCGGATCAAGCCTCACTGCCGTGTCATATGCCAATTGCAATTTCTCGCGTTCGGACATCTGACTTGTGTCACCCAAAACCTGTGGCGCTTGGAGAAGCTGCAACATCCGGTCGGAGACTGCCTCAAAGTGCAAATTTGCGGGGTCGCTCGCAAACTGCTGGATAACAGAGAGTGCCCTGTTTTCATTTGATTTCTGCGCTTGGTACTGCTGCTGCGTTATGTGTTGCGTCAGTTGCTGTACTTGTTGCGCGAGTTCATTGTAATGCGAATCTTGCTGAATTGGTGCAGTCCCGCCCAAATGTGCAGAAACTTGGTCAATTGGAATCTGAAACTGCTGGATCATGTGGGCCACGGCCTGGCTCTTTTGCGCCGGTGTTCCCGTCCGCAGCAAAGCCGCAGTCTGCAAAAGGGGAGCAATTGCCTGCGCTGGCGTGGTGTTTTCGTTCCGCAGAATCCACTCATAAGGCGCAAATTGCTCGGTAATGGCCCGTGCCTCGGCATCCCGTGTCTTGTACTGGCTGATGCCCTTTTCATAGTCAGCATCGCGCTGGGCAAAGGCTTGCTGAAGTTCGGGCGGTGCTTTTTCCCAATGGTCTTTCAGTTCAAGCCGCAGGGATTTGGGCATATCCACCCGAGGTTTTTCGGGCGTATTCGGTGCTTGGGATTCGTTAGTCGGAAATTTGGGCGCAAATTTGCCTTTTTCACGGGGTTGGCTTGGTTTGCTTTGATTTGCAGGATCAGATGATGTTTTTGCCAATGCCTCGCGAATCGTGTCAGCACGGCTTGGCGGCTCGGCTGGCGGCGTAGATGCCGCAGGCGCTTCGGGTGTTGAAACTAAATCGGTTGTGTCGGGTGCGACAACTTCGTTTTCCATCATTTCATCCTTTTCATTTGGTCGAGGGTCATTTTGATCATTTCCTTGCGCTCAGGCGGCGGTCGGTATGTAGCCGATTCGCCATCTCCACGTTCAAGTTGCTGCGCTGCACCGGCGCAATGGGTGCGCCTGGGCGGTCAAATTCTTGCACCCGTGCCACTTGTCCACGCAAACGGGCGGTATGTGCTTCTTTTTTCTTTTGCCATTGCGCTTGGGCGTATTTGACATCCGAGTGGCCCATCTCGATGGAATCGGTTGCCTTTAAGTGTTCGCGCCATTGGGCACGGCCCATGATCATCTGTCCATCCGGCGACCGAAAAGGCTCAATGTCGCCAAAAACCATCATGCGGTCGGCAGGCGACCCTTTGCTTTTTTCATACGGCTCAGAGCCGTCACTCGGAAAAACCCATGTTTCTTTCATAGCATTTCCAGTAGTTGTGCGATTTCTTCGTCATCACGCCGCAATCTTATCCGAAATTCAAGCTGCCTTACTTTTTCCATCATGGCAGCATAGTCGATAGGATCACGGGCGGCAATCTCAATGGCTTGAATTGGTGCGCTAGTTATTTCCTCGCGTTCTGCGGGCGGCAAGCCAAACAAGGCTTCGCGCAGTTTTACCTTACGCTGTTTTTCTGCCCGCCTATCAGCGTCCCATTGTTGATCGCGTTTCTTTTCATCGAAGCCAAAATGCCCGCCTAATGGAATTTCTACGGGTACAGGCGGCGTAGTTCCATAAATTGTATTAAACGGAAGTGCGGCAAAGGCTGAAAAGCCAAACATGATTAATTGTTTACCATTTACAACGTACTGTTAGCAATCTACTGCGGCCTCAAACCCAGGCTGGTTTTTTAGGTCAGCGTACAGGCTTGCCATCAGGCTGCCAGCTGGAGTAGGGCAGTAGAACATGGCTTGGGCTACTTCCTGTGCATTAGCCTGCCTAGCGTCTGCATTAGCAGATACCGAAACATGATACTGCACTTGGTTTTTGTTGCCATAGATGTTTGTGATGCGGGCGTAGGCTTCCGAAAAAGGAACGCCAATGCTGCTGGTAGCAATAGAAAGTTTGAGCGCCATGATATTCCTTAGTAAGTCATTTCTGTTGTGCGAACTTGTGCTACCCAGCGAATGGTGGTGGCTGCTTGACCAGTACAGGTAATTGTTAAACAACCTAAAGTCGCATTTGCTGTGACAGCTACAGACCATGTTGCTGCCCCTGCGTCTGCGTACAGTGACGTTACGCTAGGTGTCCCAACAAGAGAAGTAGCCGCAGCATTAGCGCCGCGCTTGATTACGCCCTCAATATACCAACCCTTAGTATCACCAGCACCTGTGACTCCAGCAATTACTTCACCACGAAAATAATACGCTGAGTTGTTGGGTAGTGTTATTTGATTGGTTGTTGCCGCCGCTGAAGAATTAGAAGCTAACACCGTGGCAGTTGCATCTGTTGTTTGTCTGGCAAGAATAAGCGTTGCGAATTGGTTAATACCCAAAGTAGAAGATATTGGGTTAGAGCTTGCTGCGGATACTATATTGCCAGAAATAGAACGAGTAGTGCCATTTGAACCACCTAAAATTACTGAATTATCCCCAGACGCATTGTTAGAAGTCCCTCCTGCAATTATTGCATTATTAGCAAGAATAGCATTACTATTTCCTCCTAAAATTACTGAACTACTAGTACCACTAGCACTAATAGTATTATTATTTCCTACTATAACTGCCGACCTAGTTGCAGCCGCAGTATTAGTATCGCCACCTAAAACTGCTGAACCAACACCAGATGCGGTACTAGAACTTCCTCCAGCAACCATTGCGCTAGTTCCAGAAGCCGTATTAGAACTTCCTCCAGCAACTACAGCATTAGTAGTATTAGCAGTATTACTATTGCCACTTACAACTGCTGAGAAATTTCCAGAAACAGTAGCACCAGTCCCGCCTAAACACCCCGCACTAATTCCAGAAATGGTATTACTGCTGCCACCAACCCCTGCGCCTCCGCTACCTGTAACTGCAACACTAGTGCCGCCTAAAGATACTGAAGACGAATTTGATGCTTGCGTTCCACTTCCTCCGCTAATAACTACCCAATTTGAAAAAACATTAGTAGCGGTTGATAAAGTATTTTGACTTATATAACAAAAAGTAATTGAACCACTTTGACTTAAACTAGCAGCAACAGAATTTAAATTATCTATTATTTGAATAGTTTGATTTGCGCCATTTCCAAGTCTGTCGTTTTTAAACGTAATAGTTTTACCTTGCGACGGGTTTTGCGGCAATGTAACTTGGATAGCCGTTGTAGTTCCACCAGTAGCAAAATATTGAATAGGCGCACAATCGTTTGCTAATGAAATATTAATTGTTCCGGTAAAAACCTTACTGTAATCCCACCATTGAACGGCAGGAGTTTGTGTGGAAGGAAAACCCGTAAACATTAGTAATCTCCACCTACAACTTGTATGCCGTATCCCGCCGCAACCGCAGTGCCAAATGTGTAATAAATTTTGTAGCCAGCGGGCAAAGAAGCATTGATAGGCAAGATGACATCAGGCAATTCTGCTACTTGCGACACTGTAGTTGCTGCTAATGTACGTTCAAAAAACAAAGTGTTGTTTGCCGCAGTTGCTGTGGTTGACCCGTTGTTTAACCATACGCGCATAACTGTAGCTACGTTTGTTCCCAAGGCTCTTACACGCACAAAATCAACTCGTGAACCATTGGTCGCATTGGCTGTAAAGTTTGAGTTGTAACTAGTCCCTGCGGTTAAGTCAGTAGTTGTGTTTGCAGTGACTGCGCCTGTATTGACCCAAGTGATTACTGGAACAAGTGGAAAAACTGGTGATGTGTTCTGTGCCATTTAAAAGCCTCCAAAGGATTGCGCTTGCATTTTAGTGATTGGGAGAGAAGAACCGCTAGATGGCGTTACCCAAGTTGGCGCACTTGTTGCATTGCTCTGTAAAACTTGACCAGCAGTTCCAACTTGCCCATTAAACGCAATTGATCCATTAGTGTTAATGGTCATTGCGTCTGTCGTATTGACAGCGCCATTGGTGATAAAACTGATTTTTTGATTGTCCCAACTACCCATAACCAATGGGCCACCATACGATTCAACAAAACTTGCTAATGGTGTTGAAAATCCATTATTTGGAAATCCCGCAGCCGTATAGCTGTAAGTTGAGTTATTTATGCCCAATTCAGCATATGCCGTATGACCGCCATCATTGACCGCATAGCTTGCATATGATGTGTTGGCTGTGCTTGTGTTTTGTAGGCTGGTGTACAAATAAAGCGGCTCACTTGCGGTAAACGCAGCGATCACGCCGGAATCAGTGTGTACTGTTGCGTTTCCTACATTCAAAGAACCGACATTGGTTACGCCTGATGTGTAAGGTATCAAAACACGATTATTTGCGTCTTGGTTTACTGATTTTTCTGCGGGATAAGAAACAAACACATCTTTTGCGCCAGCCGCAAATGCAATTATGCTACCGGTGCTAGATGAAAGAACCGTATCGCGAGACAACGTGCCCGCTGAATACGTCCCAATGCCTACTTCCCATTGCGAATCCAGCGCAATCGTGTAATAGGTAGTGTTTCCGTTGCCTAACACACTAAATGGCTGAAAGCCAGTAACTGTGCCATCTAGCGTAAGTGTGCCTGATCCCGTTGTCGTGGATGTTTGCCTAATCCGATCCCCAAGGATTAGGCTCATTGGACGGCCTCCACGCCAACCACCATTCCATCAGAACCGCGAATGACCCGCTTAGGTGCGCTCAGTTTTTGCATGGCAGCACCAATGTTTTGCATGGATTCACCGTGCAGATTTGCCATGTTGTCGTGCAAGGCGGTGATCTTATCCATTGCCTGGACAATTGTGCCGCCCAGTTCGTTGGTTATTTGTGCAGCCGCTGCTTCAACGACCGGTAGGTCGATTCCAGGGTTGCTACCAATGCGAGCCACCATGATTTTGGTCGCCGCATCCAGTTCGGCTTTCCATCGTTCATATTCTTCCTTACCAGCCATTTCACGGGCTTTTATCTGCAATTCGTTGTTTTGCTTGGCAGTCTCAAAATCGGCCTTCATCTGCGCCAATTGCATATCGGCTTGTACTTTGGCTTGATGCATCTGAATTTCAAGCTGTGCCTTGCCTTGCTCAATTTGCGCCTGCGCTTGCAATTTCATTTGCTCGGTCTGCGCTTGCGCTTGCATCCGCATCTGTTCTGCTTGCTGGTCAGCTTGAATTTGCATCATCTCAGGTGGCGGGCCAGGCTGCTGTTGCTGTGCCATTGCCGCTTTCTGTTCCAAGGCTTTCATGGCGCGTTCGACTGCGCTTTCCAACCCGCGACCGGCGCGGAATCGGCGCACTAAGAACAGCAGCATTTCAGATGCCATTGGCAAAGTTTCGGGCGCTTGGCTAATCATGGGAATTGCCTCACGCAAGAACAGGCCAATGGCTTGGATGGCCTCTTGTGCGCCTTGTTTCTCGGCTTGTTCATCAATCTGCGCCAAGCTGTCGGCCTCAACCGCAATGTGGAAGTCGCGGATTGTGCTGTTGGACAGCATTTGGATGGCTGCTTGCAGCAATTGCGGGTCTTGCCCATCGGGTGTGTCCATCACGCCGGACATCTGCACAATCAACTCAGGCGGGTAAAACTTGCAAATGACTTGCGCCTTTAGCTTGAAGATGTCAGACGCAAACCGCGCCACATCGCCTTGGCTGCTACGCATCCGCAAGCTGCCAAAATTCGCCTTTAGCTGTTGTGCGCCAAGGGTTTCTTGGGCTTTAGACGCGCCGCGCAGGATGTCCGAAATGCCCATTATTTCGTAGATTGCCTGCTTGACTTGCTCCCGTGCGGCGTACAGTTCCCGCAAAGTGACAATGATGGTCGATGTGTCCATCATGTCGATAGCGCCTTTTAAGCCGCCCTTTTCCGACATTGCCGCCCATGAGGTCACGGGGAACAGTTTGTTGTCCACGCCTTCGGTGAACAGACGGCCCAATTCCTTAAATTCGGCATTAAACACGCCGACCGCTTTACAGGCTTTGGTCAGCAAGTAGATGCGCTGGGTAAGGTTGTCCAGTTCTTGCGCTTGGTCTTCATACTCAGCGTAATCCGGCACGGGGATCATTGTCCCTGTGGTGGTGGTCGCCATCAGCGGGCGCGGGCATGGGAAGAATTCTTCCAGTTCTAGCGGATCGTCGCGCTCATCTAGCGCCTGTGGATAACCTTTGGCAATCCAGCAAACCTTGCCGGTGCGCTTGTTCCAAATTTCAAACACCTTGGCTTTT